TACACCGCTGGAGGAGCGCTCAGCCATTGAGGCTCGGTATCAGAAAGGTGAGTACCGTGTGCTGTTTGGTCATCCTAAAACCGTCGCGCATGGGTTCACCTTCACCAAAGGTACAGCCACGATCTGGGCCAGCCCGACCTATGACCTTGAGCACTTCACCCAGGGCTCCAAGCGTCAGCATCGTATTGGCCAGACCAAGAAGACCGAGACCATCGTAGTGGTGGCCGAGAACACTATTGAACAGGACGTGTGGGAGAAGATGCTGATGAAGGAAGACCGTATGATTAATTTACTCGACTTGTTCGCAACACTATGAGCTGGGACTCCGCCGTTCAAAAAATCCGGTATGAAGCCGAAGCCAACTTCGTTCGTCCAACTATCACTCCATCCGTTGTTGACTGGCCCCGGTTGGTCACGGTTGACTTTGAAACTTTTTACTCTACTGACTACACGCTGAGCAAGTCGTCCACCAGTGAGTACGTCCGTGACCCACGGTTCAAGGCTCAGCAGGTTGGCATCAAGATCGGTGACAAGCCGACCAAGGTATACAGCCCCAAGACCATGAAGGCAGCGCTGCAGAAGATCAACTGGGCGACGCACAGCTTGCTGTGTCACAACACCCAGTTTGATGGCTTCATTCTGCATCACCACTTCGGCATTCATCCAGCGTTCTATTACGACACCTTATCCATGGCACGTGGGCTGCACAGCAATGAGATCGGTGCCGGCCTGAACGATGTGGCTGAGTACTATGGCAAGGGCAGCAAGATTGAAGGCGCTCTGGAGCAGACCAAAGGCGTGCTCGACTGGCCCAAGGACTTGTTCGACCGCACTGCTGAATACTGCACACAAGACGTGGACCTCACCTATGCCATTTTCAAGGAGATGCACGCGAAGTATCCAGCAGCCGAAATCGACATGATTCACCTGACCATGAAGATGTTTTGTGACCCGGTGTTGAAAGTGGACATTCCCAGGGTACAGATCGAGCTGGCTCGTGAACTGAAGGAGCGCAGGGAGAAGTTCTACGCTGCTGTGAATCCGCGTAGTTGGGATGACCTATCCAAAGAACTGCTCAAAACGAAAGCCGAGCGCGCCCTGGAAGGGGAAGAGCGCGATATGCTGATGATCAAGCGCGTCATTGGGAGCAATGAACACTTCGCCGATCTGCTGCGTCAGGAAGGCGTAGAACCACCGGTGAAGGTCAGTCCGGCATGGATGAAGAAAGACAAAGTCGGACGTGAAGATGAAACAAACAAGTGGACGTATGCATTCGCCAAGGATGACCTGGACTTCATCAATATCCCGGCAACAGTGGACGAGTGGAGAGGGAACCTCAACCCTGACAAAATAGCTGACATCCCATTGATCGCAGCCAAACAGCAGCGGCTCGAAGACCTCATTGATTGCAGACTGGCGGTGAAGTCCACTACGAATATCACCAGGGCTGAGCGCTTCCTTACTGCAGGTGCGGACGGAATGCCGCTACCAGTGGGGTATGCATACTACCGTGCTCACACCGGACGTTTCGGTGGGAACAACAAGATGAACATGCAGAACCTGAAGCGTCCAGAGTACGACAAGGCCAAGCTGCCTATCCCTGGTACCGGTGAGCTGCGTCAATCCATCCTGGCACCTAAAGGTCATCACCTGGCAGTTCAAGACAGCGGCCAGATTGAAGCCCGCGTGAACGGCTGGCTATGGGGTCAGGATGATCTGCTTAAAGCCTTCAGGGAATCAGACGCTGGCGTAGGCAGCGACGCTTACTGTAACTTCGCCTCTTTGGTCTATGGCAGAGTTATCATGAAAGACGACAAGACAGAGAGGTTCTTGGGGAAGGTATGCGTGCTCGCACTCGGGTACTCCATGGGAGCTGAGAAGTTCCAGCTCACCCTGGCCAAAGGTGCGTTGGGTGGGCCACCGATCCATATGAGTTTGTCTGAGTGCCAACGGATCGTTCAAATGTACCGCCGAGCAAATTACAAAATCACTCAAGGCTGGGATAAGTGCAAGGGCATCATCAATGACATGTTCACGGGCAGAGTCAGTTCGCATAAGTGCATCGGCTGGGAAAAAGGAAAAATCTGGCTACCCAATGGCATGTGTCTGAAATATCCAGACCTGCGTGTCAGTACAAATGCACAAGGCTGGGAAGAATGGTCCTACCAATCTGGGGACATGAGAAAGAAGATATACGGAGGCTTGCTCTGTGAGAACCTGGTACAAGCGCTGGCTCGTATCGTCGTCATGGACCAGATGATGGAGATCAACAAGAAGTACCGCGTCGTGATGACGACACACGACGAGGTCGTAGCAATGCCGAAGATTGCGCAATCCGAGACATGCCTCGAGCACATGTACAAATGCATGACGACTGCACCTACGTGGTGTAGTGACCTGCCCCTCAACGCTGAGGGTGGCAGTGCTGTGAACTACAGCAAATAAGTTTTGGGCGGGTAAGCACGACTGGCCACGATCAGTGCCAGAAAAAAGTTGGATACGGAAATGCTCTGCGCCTTCTTGCCCCAACTGCCCGTCCACCTATCTCTCAATCCAAAGGAACACATTCATGTGGAATATCAACACGTACCTACTGCCCCGAATTCGAAGCTACAGCGACGCACTTAAACATTGGGAACAAGCTCCTCTATCTCCAGCGAATGGTAACTGGCGCGCACTATGTAGGAAGCGGGATACGTCCAAGTTGATTCGCAAAGATATCAACGGTGCTATCTGTCTTCGGTACCATCATACTGATGTAGTGACTTACCACGATGATAAAACCATCACGGTGTCATGTTATGACAGCAGCAATACGATTGCGTTTGCCAACCAACTGTTGCCCTGCGGGGTCAGTGCACACATGTCCAGCGGCATCATGTATGCGGGTGATGTCAATGGGTCTTATTTGCCAGTGGCACATACCGATTTGAAGTTCAACAAAGACGAACATGGCAACTGGAAAGTTAACCCCTCGACAGTCAGAGAACTGACTGAGTGCAAACTGGACCTGAAGGCTGCTGCGCGAATCAGGAAAATCCTTCGCCCGTTCCAGGACTGGCAGGAATCGGTTCGTCGGGTAGGAGGCACACATTCAGACAGGATAAACTTCGTCAAATTAATACATGCCCTGAAGTCATGCCTCGATGAGGGATGTATCCCTGATCACATGTACGCGACACTCGGGCTTCACTACATCTATATGCCTGAAGCTTACATCTTGGGTGGGGCAGTCAAGAAAATCACAACCCCTTTTGGATGGAAGGAGAAGAAAACCATATATGACAGTTCTGTAGCTTGGCAATATGTCTAAGCTCTATGCACGAGATGTGTAAGAATCTTGTATAATTCTAGTCACCAAGGAGAACGCTGAATGGTCGCAACGATCAGAAAGACACCCGCAAAATCAACCACTGGGGCAATCATTGATCAGCTCTGGGCTTGCCGCGAAGAGAAGCGGGTAATAGCAGCACAGGACAAGGAAGTCAGTGCGCGTATCAAAGAGATTGAAGAGCAGCTCCTGGAGCGCTTCGATACCGAGGGCATGACCAAGGCTACTGGCACTCGGGCTACAGCGACGATTACCACTTCGGTGATCGCTGATGTTCAGGACTGGGACGAGTTCTGGGCTTTCATTATCAAGAAGAAGTACACCCACATGCTGCAAAAGCGTGTGAGCGAGCCAGCCTACCGTGAGCTGCTCGAAAAGGGTACCAAAGTTCCCGGCGTTCAGCCGTTCACCAAGAAAACCGTCGGCCTTCGCACGGTCGATGCCTCTTAACTCTACGAAAGATATATGGCTACCAAAAAAGCACCCACCACCGCAGTAGCGGTCAAGAAATCCACTGCTGTTGTGGACATCCAGGCCATGCTCAAGGCCAGCCGTGAGACGCTCGACGGGCGCACGGCCTCTGGCACCGGCAACCAGATCAAGACCAACGGCAAGATGCTCACCTTCCCGGATGGTCGCAAGGCTCCGAGCGGTGACTTCGTACTCGTGGACTTCGTGTCTCGCAACGAGTTCTACGACCGGGACTACGACCGGGACGCTATCGTCCCTCCAGCCTGTTTCGCCATTGGCACGGTGATTAAGGACCTGGCTCCCAGCGACAACAGCCCGGTCAAGCAGGCCGACGTATGTAAAGAGTGCCCGATGAACGAGTTTGGCTCGAAGGGCAAGGGTAAGGCATGCAGCAACTGCTACATGCTAGCCGTGCTGCCACCGGACGCGGATGCTGATACACCGATCTACACCATCAAGGTCAGTCCCACCGGACGCAAGAGCTTTGATGCCTACATCGCAGGTGTCAAGGCGATGCAATCGTCGCCGGTGGAGAACGTTGTGAACATCTCGTTCTCCGATGCAGTGGACTATCCGCAGCTCGTATTCGGTGAAGTGTTGCCAAACGACAACGTCGCTACACATATTGTTCGGATGCAAGAAGCTAAGACGATGCTCAAGCAGGAGCCTGATGTGTCGTCCTATGCACCTGCTGCTCCAGTCAAGACTGCAGCCCGTCGCGCACCCGCTGTAGCACGTCGGTGATCAATCGTTTTCGCGTCACCCAAGCGCTGAAGTCATTCGGCTCGCTGGGTGTCGTCGTCAACGACCTGACCGAAGAAGAAGTACTGGCTTGTCTCGACCTTGAGGCAGCCACATCACGTCGCCGTTCCGTTCTGAATCGGCTTATGTCTCGGGCCGTCCGGCTCAATGAAATCTCGTACCAACGCCAACTCAAGGAGAAATACTCATGGCACATAAACCCGCAACCCCCAAAGTCCTGACCCCCGCCGAAAGCAAGGCAAAAAAGGCCGATCTGAAAGCTGCCCTGAAGGTAAATCAGGAGGCTCTCAAGCCCTATGTGGTGTCGTTAAAGGAAGCTGAAAAGGCTTTCACCACTGCGAAAAAGGAGGCTGACAAGGCCGTTGCTACCGCTCAGAAAAGCGCTGAACAGGCAGCCGCGAAGTTCTCAAAAGCGAAATCTGCAAGCGATATCGGCGTGGCCAAGATCAATGCACAGCTCGAAGCACTTGAGACTGCAGTAGGGTCATAGGCCCAAACCAGTGGGGGGGGGGACTAATCTCTACATCCTGGGCATCAATCGTGATGTCCAGGAGAACGAAAGTAAAAGGGGAATTTTGTGCGAAGCGTAATGATTGATCTTGAGACTTTAGGCACCACCGCTGATTCAGTTATTCTGAGCCTCGGGGCTGTTAAATTTGACCTCGACCAAGGCACGATAGAGGATGAGGGGTTTTATCGCTCAGTTTCTATCGAGTCCAATTTGGACTACAAACGCCGAATAAGTGAGTCCACTATGCTTTGGTGGTTCAAGCAACCGGCTGCCGCACAAGCAGTATTCCACGAACCCAAAGAGTCGTTGAACACTACGCTCATAGAGTTCAGTGACTGGATCGGTGACGAGACGTTCCTGGTATGGAGTAATGGTGCAGATTTTGATCTGCCCATGCTGGCCCATGCCTATACCCAGACCCAGGTCACTATCCCCTGGAAGTTCTTCAACTCCAGATGTTTTCGTACCTACAAGAACCTGCCAGGTGCCAAGGACATCCGTGTCCCACCGACAGGTATCAAACACAACGCACTGAGCGACGCATACCAGCAGGCTCAGAACGTCATCGCCATTCACAAGGCGCTATTTCAAAAGGACATAGAACATGCCATCCATTGACGACACCCTCGCTGAACGCGGCAGCCGCTACGGCGACTTCATCGAACATGCCACTGTCACCCAGGCCATCAAAAACGCTATGGCCGAGGGTGAGAACTGGGGCAACATGGACGATGACCAGCAGGAGTGCCTGGAGATGATCGCCCACAAGATCGGGCGCATCCTCAACGGGGACCCGAATTACATTGACTCGTGGACCGACATCATCGGCTACACGCGGTTGGTGGAGAAGCGACTGCTGGATACACAGGCCCAACTCAAAGCCGCTGAGAACCGAGAGTCCATTCCGAAGAAAACGGTCCCTGAAGAAATCCGTGCATACGCCGCCAAGTTCAAGGACGACCAGTCCAAGGCTGACAAGGAGATCGCCGATAAGGTACGAAGCCTGAGCCCCGGAGTGCACATGCTTTTTGTTGATGAAGAAAGCGGCGAGATTTGAGCGCCAAACCTGAGACGACTTTTACTGCTCGGGTTCACAGGCACCTGCCCAAGACGATTTACCACATGAAGAACAACAACCCGTGGCTGTCGGGTGTTGCGGACGTATGGTACAGCGGTAACAACGGTGACCTGTGGGTCGAGTACAAATTCCTTGCCATCCCCAAACGTGACACCACGGTGATCAACATGGTCCAGGGAAAGGACCCGATGATCTCCAGGCTTCAGCAGCAGTGGCTGGAGGCCAGGTTCATGGAGGGCAGGAATGTAGGAGTCATGCTCGGGTGCAAAGAAGGTGGGGTATGGTTTCCTAACCTGGATTGGCAGCATGGATTCACCACCCGCGAAATGAAGTCCTGGGTCATACCCCACCAAGAGATTGCTGCCACCATTTGTAAATGTGTGGGACGCTAATGAACTTTGTTCACTTGTTCACTACTGCCAGGGTTTTACGAGCGACGTACCAAATCGTCTCGACAACCTTACTGCTTTATTACATTGCTACCCGCAGACGCCGAATTAGAAAGTCGTCGATGCGGTTCCCCGACTACGATGACTGAAAGGATAATGACGGATTATTAGGAGAACGCCATGTGGCACACTGAAGACGGATTATTCAATGCGTTGGAAAAAATACTGAGAAGCCGATAAACCGATGGACTGTGTAGAGCTGTTCGATAACCTGGAGGTACGAAAGCATGCGAAATCAGCCAACCGGGTTTCTGATTATCTCGGTGCTTTATGGCGCAAAGGGTTTTGTACCCGCGTACCCGCTGCAGGTGGTGATAAGTCCAGAGCCAAGTGGATGTACCAATGGAAGGCAAAGCCTGACGATTCCAAAGTCATCCCTGGGCCGCCGATTGCTGGACTTGAATACGCACCCAAACTCCTGATAGACCGGCCATTACTCCAGATCACCGAAGAAGGTCACACCATTCAGTTGACCACACCTCACTTGACGATTCTGATCAAAACCCATTGATGAAGACCTTGCTTACTCCAGAAGAAACCATACTGGCCAAAAGCCAGGGATGGTGCCTGGAGTACGTTTTTGACACAACCAAAAACAAGTGGATGCTGTGCACCTTGCCATTGGAGATCAAAGGCAACGTGCAGATGGTGACTGAACTGGTGATGTCCCTTGCCAAGCAGCGCAACATGCTATGCATCAAGGCGCTGCAACTGATCCACCAACACAATATGAAACTATGAACTTCAAACCGACACTGGCTGTCAACGCCGAGTTTGACAAAATCAAGTACCCGGTCTATGCCAGCCCCAAGCTCGATGGAATTCGATGTTCTATCGTAGACGGTAAGGCCCTGAGCCGCACGCTCAAGCCAATCCCGAATAAAGTGATCTGTGAGTACCTGAGTGATCCGATATTCGACGGACTCGACGGTGAACTGATCGTAGGTTCCCCGGTAAGCCCAACGGTCTACAACGAGACAGTCTCGAAAGTCATGTCTCATGACAAGGGCAGAGATAACGTGGCGTACTACGTGTTTGACCTGCACAACCACTCAGGCGATTTCACTACCCGCAACCTAGCCGTGCGCAAGTTCAATGACCCAAAAGGGAAGCTGCCCATCATTCACCTTGAACAGAAGTGGATAGCCACTGAGGATGAAATGATTGGCTACGAAGCCCACTGCGTTGGTGTTGGCTACGAAGGCATCATCCTGCGCTCGCCTGACGCCCCCTACAAGTTCGGCCGCAGCACTGTGAAGGAGGGCTACCTCTTGAAGGCCAAGCGCTTCCTTGACAGCGAGGCGGAAATCATTGGCTTTGAAGAGGAACAGTTCAATGGGAATAGTGCAGAAACTAACGAGCTTGGCCGCACGAAACGTAGTACGGCTAAAGCTGGACTCAGTGGTAAGGGGACACTGGGTGCGTTCCAAGTCAGGGACGTGGTCTCAGGTGTTGTATTCTCGATCGGGACCGGTCTTACAGCCGAGCAGCGATTCAACTTCTGGAAATACCGAGACCGATTCCTCGGAGACATCGTCAAGTATAAGTTCTTCCCCGTCGGAGTCAAAGTCGCGCCCCGACACCCCGTATTCCTCGGTATGAGGCACTTTGAAGATATGTCAATAATCTAACCTCTATGAAAGATTGAAATGAAACTTTACAGAATTACCTCCGTCCATAACGGCGTTGTTGAAGCCCAGTTCGTCAGTTCCTTGACTGACGGCGTTGTAGCCCGCAAAGAACTGGCGGAGAAAGGTCTCAAGCGTGCTGACATCAAACAGGAGGAAGTCAATGTCCCGACTGACAAGACGGGTCTACTGGACTTCTTGAACAACTATGCAAGTTGATGTACTCAACCACGGTTCAGTCAGGCTTGTGGAGCACATGGGGTCAGACCTCTCGATTATCAGGTCAGCACGTGTTAGTTATAACGCAGACTGGCGAGAGGGTGGTGATGATTCCAAGCTCATCGACTATCTCGTCAAGAACCGACACACATCGCCCTTCGAGTCAGTGGCCTTTACCTTCGAGGTGAAGGCACCGATCTTCGTGTTCCGACAGTGGCACCGGCACCGCACGTGGTCGTTCAACGAAATAAGCGCCAGGTACTCAGAACTGCCCGAGGAGTTTTACATCCCGGAAGTGAGTCAGATCACGACACAGTCGGCAAGCAACAAGCAGATGAGGACTGAGGTGGAGCACCCACATGCAGCCGAGTTACAAGACCTCATCTCACATTCGTGCCAGACTTCATTTAATGTCTACAAAGGCTTGCTGAAGTCAGGGGCTCCTCGCGAGCTGGCTCGTGGCGTGCTGCCGGTGAACACTTTCAGCCGGATGTTCGCCACGGTGGACCTGCACAACCTGCTGCACTTCCTGAAGCTGCGGCTGCATGAGCATGCCCAGTATGAAATTCGCGTTTACGCAGAGGCCATGCTGGAGCTGATCACACCTATCGTGCCGGTGGCCGTGGCTGCGTGGAGAAAGTACCAACCATGAAAGACTCACATCGAATCAAGAACGGCATGAACGAATGGGGCCGTTTACCGGACGGGTACACCGAATTGCCGGAATCAGAGCCGGTGCAAGCTGGCGACGTGCAGAAAATCCACGACGAATGGTATGTCGAGTATCCAGCAAAGGGTTTTCTGGTCGGGATGCTACGTGGCGCAGGTGGTAAATGGTACCGCAAAGCGAGGCCCCAACCATGAGGACCATCACTGTCACTTATGGCCCGGAGGATGCTTGGGCGTTCACCCAGGCCCATCTGTCACCTCATGCATGGGCAGCGATTGATGATGCCATCAACAACATCCGCAATCACTTCAAGCACGAATCCACCACTATGGAGCAGTGCCTGCACGATGTGCTGC